TTAACTCATGCTTAAATCAACATTTTCGATTTCTGCACGGACTTCGAGTGCATGGAGATAATTCCCCATAGCCGCTTTTTGCTCTCTCAAAAGAGCCAAAGAACAGGACGGCGTAAAATTCAAAGTTCCGGCCTCGTACTGGATAGTCATGCGGTGCAGCTTTTCATAGCGGATTTTGGTCTGGTAATACTCCGCGCGAAAACGCTCCTTATAATCGCTGCTGAACATCATTTCGACAGTGTTTCTCAAGTCCATGTATTATGCCTCCTTACTGCTTTTCCAGCGCCGCCTTTGCCCGGTCAAAGAAAAACTGGATGACCGCTCCGATGGTCTCATCGGTGATGGCCCACGAGATGAATCTGCCATACTTGCTGTTATTCAGGGCCGCTCTCAGCACCTTCGTCACCCACGCCTTGCGCTCTGCGCCTCTCTTTGTCCCCTGGATCTCTTTCTCAGCCATCTCGATGAGGTACAGCACCTGCGGCTTTACCGCTGCGCCATAGCCCAGCCGGACGCAGCCCAGGGCGTAAAAGATAAAGCCGCCCAGCATGAGAACTGCCGCCACCGGGGCGGGCAGGATGCTCAGAAGTTTACTCACTGCTGTCTCCATGTTTAGTCGCTCCTTTCATAAGGTACTTAAGGATGTTCTGATGGCACGCTTCCATGCCGTCATGGTTGTTTCCCGAGAGCTGCGCTTCCAATAGGTTCTGCACACCGTCCAGGATCAGCAGGACAAGGTCATCGAGATTATTGAATCGCCGCATATCCCTGCCCAGTGCATCCTGCACTCCCATCATCCTGGTCTTCAGCAGCTCCACGTCATCCTTCAGGTTTTTTATCTCCTCGTTCTGGGCCTTGTCTGGAGCCTCGGCCAAACCCTTGTACTTTTTCCAGAGATCAACCATCTTGTCCAGCGATGCCACAAACCCGAAGAGGCCGATCATCGCTGCACCTACGACTTTCAACGACTCATACAGTTCCATTACGCCTCCCGGAGCCGGGTCAGCCCCTTTGCTTTGATGATCCGAGGGTAGTTCACCGTCGTCACGTCGAGGTCCACCGGCCCGCTGATGCCCGGCACACGGCCCTCACTGCTGTGCTGGTGGGCGCTGTACTTAAACTGCACCTTCGGGGTCTTGCCCGTGTAGTCCGCCAGCCAGATGTCCCACCGCCCGGCCAGCCTTACCATGTCCAGATGGACGTTGGCGTAGCTCGTGTAGGTGTAGAGCTGGGCGAAGAACCCCATCTTCTCGATCTGCTCGAGGTGGTAGGCCGCGAGGTTGGTCAGGTCGTTCGGCTTCAGCACGGCAAGCGCTTCGTTTTCCAGATCCAACGCCACCGGCATGGTCAGCTCCTTGCCCCGCAGCGCCTGCCGCAATGCAGCCAGCTCTTCGTCAGCCAGCTTCTCAGTGATGGCGTCGGTGTAGTAGTAGACGCCAATATCCAGCCCTGCCGCTTTTGCATTGGTATAGTTGTCCTCGAAGGTGGGGTCGATGTAGGGGACACCGTTGCGATTCCCTACGGCCCGCAGCATCGCGCCTTTGTAGCCTGCCGCTTTTACCTGCGCCCAACCCTCCATTTTGATGATCCCCTGCCACCGGCTCACGTCGATGTACCGGTAGGGCGGGCCGCCCTCCCAGCTGGTGACAGCCTCTGCCTCGGGGACTGCGGGTGCGGGTGTTGCCTCGCCGGTGTCCTGCTTGTCCCCCGGGCCAAAGATGGCCCGCACCAGCTTTTCCAGCAGCTCCAGCAGTTTACTCATTGTAGTCCTCCCCCGTGATCTCCTTGTACTGCTCTGCGGTGATCTCGTCCTCGGCCACCCGCTTGGCCAGCTCCGCTTTGACTCCGGCATGGCGGCGTGCGGGCATCTCTGCCCATGTCTTGGTACCGGCGATGAGCCGGTTTGTCCAGATCTTATCCATTTTGATGTCCTCCTTACTTGTTGACGGCGACGTCCAGCTCGCACAGCGAGTCCTCGATAGCCGCCTGCCGCTCCTGTGATGCCATATCCTGCTCACACAGGGCGTCCTCGATCTCCGCCACGAGGCCGGGCAGCTCCCTGAGCTTCTGCTCCTCTTCCAGCTTCCGGTGGAGCTCTTTCAGGCTCTTTTCTGTTTTGTGCAGACTCATCCGATAACACCTCCGATCATGGTGATATTGCCGCCGACGCCGCTTTCGCCCCGGGTGATCGTCACCTTGTAGTTAAAGGCCGCTCCCTTGGCGGCGGTCTTGTTGGCAAAGGCGTGGTGTGCAAAGGCCCGGCTCTCGCCGCGCTGGATGTCGGTGCAGTTCTCCCACACGGGAGCATCGTCCCGTGCGTTGTTGGTCAGCTCCACGCTGAGGCTCATATCTGCCGGGAAACTGCCCTCCAGCGTCAGCGCAGCCACCGTAATGGTGTCGTCCGCCGTCAGAGGCTGGGCCAGCGAGAGGACGGCACTTGTCACATTTTTGGTAAAGGTAGCGGTCCAGTCCACCGAGCTAATGCCGTCACTCACCGTCAGGGTCAGGGTGCAGGCTCCGTTCGGCACCTGCTGGTAGCCTTCTTTTTCGTTCAGCCAGTCTACCGTAAGGGTGTCGGTGGTCGCTCCGTCCATTCCGGCCGCTGTATGGGTCTCCACGATCACCATGGTGCCGGAGAAGATCAGAGTGGTGTCGTCGCCATAGTAGGCGCTGCCGGTGGCAATATCCACATAGTCGTTCTCCACTACCCAGCCCGGTGTCACAGAGGGCGGGTAGAAGTTGTTGGAGGCGGCGAAATAGAGCTGGTATTCGACGCCCTTTTCCAGCGCGAAATCGCCCATGTCCAGCGCCACGTCGTTGTAGCCGCGGATAATGTCGATGAACTTGTCCACTAGGGCGGTCGTGGAGCCGTACTTGCGCAGGACGATACGCATCGTACCCGGCACATAGCCCTTGACGCGGAACTCCAGCGAGCGGAGCCGTAGGCCCGCTTTCTTGGCAGTCAGCGGCATGAAGAATTCGGATTTGGCGGGATAAGTGTCCCACGCGGGTACGGCTCCCTCGTCGTTGAGTGCCGTCTGCACCTTGATTACCGTGCCGCCCACGTCTGTCTTTACGGCTTTCACCTCTCCATCCAGCTTCTCCGTCACCGTCATGAGGTCGCCGTTAGCATCGGTAACGGTATAGTTGAAGTCGAAGGGTGCGTTCTTCTCCCCCAGATCTACACTGTCTGCGCTGACGGTAGGTGCACGGTTGGTATAGACCGTGCCATCGTTAGAGACAAATAAAGTAGAGGTAAGAATGAAAGCGGGGCGGACATAATAGATGTTTTTGTAGTGACCGTAGGTGTAGACGCCATTGGTATTGACGACCGAGATGTTTTCGGCGCTGTAGGTGTACGGAGAACGCATCCACCAAGCGCCAGCACTGCTGCCGTTGTATGCGATACGCTTGCTGTTGCCGTCGGAACTGCTGGAGAAGTATGCCAGCCGCCTGCCGTCCTTCGGGAAAGAGTCGCCATCCATAACCGTCCAGCCCACTTCATAACCAGACAGCAGGAATACCTTGGTGTTCAGGCCTTTTGCGCCAGTGGCAAGGCTGCCGCCGGAACCAGTGCCGCTCTGGTACGGAATCTTGACCTGCTTGATAGCGTTGCGAATGTCCGCGTCAATCAGGCTGTAGAACGTACTGTCCAGGTAGCTTCGGATGATGGAACTAGCGTAGGAGTTATTGTATTCGCCGAACTTGGCCGTGGTGTAGAGGCCCTTCATCAACACCCACGTTCCATCACAGCTCGAATCATAGATCGTGGAGTCAGGGTTGCCCTGCTGCACGATAAAAAAATCCTCCAGCGCACCGCCCACCTTGATTTTCACGGTGCTGCCAACCGCCATATTACCAAGTCTCGTTGCCATGGTCTATCCTCCTCAAAACTCCACTCTGCTCGCCGCCTTGTTCCACACACCCGTCAGCTCCACGCCGTCAAGCGTGTCAAAGGCCGAAACAAAGCTGATGCCGTTTACGTCTGTGCCATGCACCATCTCCAACAGTTTGATGCGCACGCCGGTGGCCGCAGCGTCCGCTGCCGCGCCGGAGATGGTGAGGGTGGGGTCCACTCTCACGCCGCTCCCCGCCACCGGCCCGGCCACCGCAGCGCTGCCCGCTTCGCCCAGCAGCGTTACCTGCACCCGGATGTCTCCGGAAGGCTTCGCCCTGGCGTAAAAGCGGACAAAGCCGTCCCGCGCCTCGCAGTAGGCCGGGCATCCCGCTTCCTGCGCCGCTGCGCCGTAGTTGTCCGGGTAGGAGCCGAGAGCCGCATAGCCGGTCTTTGCTTCCGGCACCGGTGCGTCCTGCATCAGGGGCCAAGCTCCCTCTGCTTTCTCCCAGCTCTCCGGCGTCAGGGTCACGAGGCGGCTTCCCCGGTATCCGGCCCCGTCGCCCGCAAGGCCCGGATACAGCACCTCACCGGCGCTGTTGTAGATAGGTTCACTCATCCTTCTTCACCTCCGCTACGGCAGTGATGACGATGTTCCCGCTCACGCTGCCAATGCTCACGCAGCCCTCTCCGGCGTTCCATGCACTTCCGGTCACGTCCTCGCTGCCCATCTTCACGTTCACCTTGGTCAGGGTGTACCCGCTCTCGGCGGTCAGGGCGGCTTTGTAGGCCCGGCCCTTCGCCACCACGACGGCGGTCTGGTCGGTGGTCACATGGCTCAGCCGGTTCACCACGCTGCACCACACCAGTGCCTGGCTCACCGTCACGCTGCATTCGGCCTTTACGCCGCCTGCCGTGGCGCTGATGACTGTGCTGCCCTCGGCCACGCCTCGCACGATGCCGCCGCTCACGGTGGCCACGTCCTCCCGGCTGCTCTGCCACACCACGGTGCGGTCGTCGGCGTTCTCGGGCCGCACGGTAGCCGTCAGCCGGGCCGTGCCGTCCACGCTCAGCTCAAGGGTGCTGCGATCCAGCATCACGCTGCTCACCGGCACCCTCGCCGCCTTTACGGTCACGGTGCAGCTGGCCGTCTTGCCGCCCACGCTGGCCCGGATGATGGCCGCGCCGGCGGCGCGGGCCGTCACCACACCGCCGTCCACCACGGCAGCCTCTTCGTTGGAGCTGGTCCATACGATGCTGCCCTGGGGGATGCTGGTGGGCAGCACCGTGGCCGTCAGGGCGGCAGTCCTGCCCTCTGTCAGCTCCAGCGTCCCGGCGCTCAGCATCAGGCTGGCGGCTCTCAGGCCGTCCTCGGCCACCGTTACGCTGCACGCTGCCTTCACGCCGCCCGCAATGGCCGCGATCTCCGTCGTTCCGGCGCAGATGGCCACCACCTCGCCTCCGGTCACGCTGGCGGTCTCCGGGTCGGCGCTGTACCACACCACAGCCCGATCAGCGGCCTCTGGGCTGACTGTGGCCGTCAGGGCCGCAGTCTCCCCCGGCTTCAATGTCAGGGCGGTCTGGCTCAGGGCCACGGTCTCCACCGGCACCTCTGCCTCCCGCACCCGCACGGCACAGCAGGCATATTTCCCGCCGCTGGCTGCGAGGATGGCCGCAGCGCCTGGCTTTTTGGCCGTCACGGTGCCGTCGCTCACCTCGGCCACGGTCTCGTCGCTGCTCATCCACGCTACGTCGCCCTCCGGGTCGGCGGCTGCGTCCAGCACCGCCGCCTCACCCGCCGTCAGGGTCAGGGCGTCGGTGCTCAGGCTCACCCGCTCCACCGTCGGCTTCACCAGCACGGCGCACTCTGCGCTGCACCCGTCTGCCCGGGCCGTGATCCGTGTCCCGCCGGGGGTCTTTGCCGTAATGACGCCGTCCTCCACCGTGGCCACAGCCTCGTCGCTGCTCTCCCACAGCACGGTCTGCTCCGTTGCATTCTCGGGGCTGATCCGGACTCCCAGCGCCGTCCGCTCTCCCGCATACAGGGTCAGGCTGTCCCGGGTCAGCCGCACGGCCTCCACCGGCACCTCGGCCCATACCCCGCTCAGCTGGTCCAGCAGGGCGTCTGCGGTCTTTGTCTGGTAGGCCGCCTCCCGCAGCAGACGCATCAGCAGGCGGCGCTCCTCCTTTTTCGGGGCAAGGTTCGCTGCCCGGTTCGCTGCCTGAGTGGCAGCGGTGCAGGCGTCCAGCGTCTCATTCGCCGCGCCCAGAGCGCTGGCCGCGCTGGCGGCCGCAGCCGTGATGTCCGCCTGTGTCTTTGCCGCCGCAAGGGCCGCAGCGCTCTCGGCGTCCTCGGCGCTCATCCGCTCCTTCTGGGTGGCGGCTGCGCCTTTCTGGGCGGCATCCATTGCCGCCTGTGCCGTCTTGGCCGCGTCCTTTGCGGCTGCACCCTCGTTCATGGCCGTGTTCACGGCCTGCTGCACCAGCGCCACAAACTGGGCGTATACGCTGGGGTCTACGTCCTCCACCGTACCCGACAGCCCGATGGTGTCATAGCAGTCGTATTTCGCCGGGCAGCTCATGGCCGTGTAGCCGTCCGCACTCTGGGCCAGCAGCATCCACAGCCCCTGCCGGGCGGCAGTAAAGCGGTGGTCGATGGTCACTTCCCGGCTCTCGTCCAGCAGCACCGGCTGGGGCAGCGTGCCGCCCTCCTGCTCGATGTGCAGGGTCACGGCCATCCCGCTCCACTCCTCCGGCAGCGCGAAACTCAGACTCTCCACGCCTGCCGTTCCTACGCCGCCCAGGTGCAGCACGCCCGGCTCGGCCCGCCAGCCCATCCCGCCGAATCGGTCTTTGATGATCCTTACTTTCACTCTGAGGCTCCTTCCTTTGAGAAAGGCTCCCCTCGCCAGGGGAGCTGCTTTGCAGCGCCGCCGTCAGGCGGACTGCAAAGCTGAGAGGTTTCCTTCCGGTCCACTGCCGTTTCTAAAGGTCTCTTCTTCTCCAGCCTACCACGCCCCCTGATTCAAAACTACTGCGGACTTATTCAAGCCCGCACTAGTTTTGTAAGGTCTCGCCGCAGGCGAGCACGGGTTGCGGCTCCCAGCATCTGCTGCGCTGCCGCTTGCATCTTGCTGGCCGCTGCCCCAACAGCTCCTCCCTGTTTCGGCCACTGGCCGCGGTCGTCGCCGTTGCAGACTTATCCAGATATACAAAAAGGGCAGACGCCCCGGTCCATCACCAGAGCGCCTGCCCTTATCTTATTTCACTCCCTCCCACCAGTTTCTCTCGTCCTTCGCCTTCTCGGCCTTCTTGTCCGCAGCGCTCACCCACTGGGTAAAGTTCTTTTCCTCGTACAGCGGGTTTCCGTCTGCGTCCTCGAGGGCCAGCAGCTTCTTCTCCAGCTTCTCCCGGTCCCGGTCGCTTCCGGCCAGATACTCCTCCTTCACGCTCTCCGTGATCTTGCTCTTGATGCTGCCCTTGTCCTTGCCTGCGGTCAGCAGCCGGTTTATTTCGGCCTGCACGTCCTTCGCCCGGCCATTTTCCACTTCGTCCAGGAGCGCGTCGTATACGCTGCCGTCCTTGCTGCCCGCCAACAGTTCGTCCGCCTTGCCGTCCACCGCCTTGTTCACCACGTCGATGAGCTGCGCCCGCCGGGCCGCGTCCGCTTTGCCCTTGGCTCTGTCCGTCGCGGGGGCGACGCCCAGCCCCTCCCGCAGTTTCTCGAATACGGCCTGCCGGGCCTTTTCCTCTGCCCGGGTCTTCCCGGCGTTCCGGGCCTCAGCCGCCGCCAGCACGTCGGCGTCGTACTGCTTCAACCGCCTTGCCAGCTCGCTGTCCACCTTGTCCGTCTTGTTCATCTGTTCCAGCTTCTTCATCGCCGCAGCAGCCTCCTCGCTGTCCCCACTCTGGATGGCGTTGTACAGCCGGTCGTACTGCCCGGTGGCCGAAGAGGGTGCAGAGCTAAAGCTAAACCCTTCGCCTCTGCCGATGGCCTGTGCATCCTCCCAGTAGCCTTCAAACGCCTGCATCACCTTCCGGATGTTGGCCGCCGGTACGCCGTACAGCTCAAGGCCGCACTGGATGTCCTTCAGCACCGCCTTGTTCAGCTTCTGGTGGTGCGCCGCCAGCTCTTCCTCGCTCATCTCGCCGGTGTCCGTCCGCAGCAGCTTGGCGGTCTTGGTAAAGGCGGCAAACAGATCGTTCACCGCACTGATATTGGTGGCGCTCACCACGTCGTAGTCCGCGCCGCTTGCGGCGTTCGAGATAACGCTGTAGATCTCCGCTCCGTACAAAAAGTTTCCGGCTGCGCTTTCGGTGTACAGGTCGAAGAACCGCTTGCCCACGCTGGCCGCTGTAACGTCTCCGTTTTCGTCCTGCTCCTTGTCCCACCGGTGGAGCAAAAAGTCCGCGCCGATCTTCATCAGGGCAAACACCGCCGTCTGCACCGCCTGGCTTGCCGCCGCCCGGCGCAGGCCCTGTCCGGCCCGCTGTACCTCGGCCTTGTTCTCGGCGCTCTGGTCGGCAGCATACCGGGCTTTCTGAGCCTTGTAGTCGCCCACGGCGTCGGCCAGGATGCCGTAGTTCTGGAAGCGCTGGGTGGTAAACATGGTCAGCGTCTTCACAAACTCGTTGTCACTGCGCTGGATGCCCGCCCGCTGCATGGTGGTGTAGTTGGGCTGGGTCTCCTCGATGACCCGCTGGTACATCTTGTTCACGGCTTCCCAGTAGGCTTCGCTGCCCTTCTCCGCAGCGTCCTCGCCGAACTCCGCTGCGTGGCGCTCCACATACCGCTTCGCGCCCTCCCACAGCGCGGCCACCGTGATCTCGTCCATGCCGGTGATCCAGCCGGTCACGGCAGGCATGGCCTCCGAGGCCTTCGCCACAAGGTTTTTGTGCGCGCCGATGGAGCTCATCTCGCCCCGCTTCGTTCCCCGCAGGCGGTATTGCAGCAGGGCGTCGCCGTGCTGGCGGATCTCCGCTTCCACCGCAGCCCGCTGCTTGCCCGAGAAATTCTTTACGAAGGGCAGCACCGCCGCCATGGTGTCCGCTCCCAGCACAGCGCCCGCCGTGGGCAGACTGGCTGCCTGCGCGATGGCCACGCCCGGGTTCACGGTCAGGATGGCCCCGGCGTAGTTGCCCCGCATCCGGTCGAGCGCCCGGCTCATGGTGCTGCTGCGGTGCCGCTGCCTGGTCTGCAGGTCGGTCAGCAGGTCATTGATGTAGCTTACCGTCTCCCTGCCCCACTTCTCGCCGATGATCTTGTCCTTCAGCACACCGACGCCCTCCGCCGTCTCCACGGTGCTGTTCAGCACCCGCTGCACGTCCCGGATGGGGGCCGCAAGGCCCGCATAGGCTGCCGTGTCCCGCAGGCTCCGGTTCACCACGTTCTGGCACTCTTCCAGCAAAATGGGCTTGTCGCTCTTCACGCGCTCCTTCAAAAAGCCCCGGCCTTCGATGGTGGCATCCATCTTCACGCCCTCGATCTCCGTCGCCAGCGTGCTCCGGTCTACCGCGATGGGGTAGTAGTTCTTCACGGTGGCCCGGTCATAGCCCAGCATCTTCATGCTGGTCTCGTTGATGAGGTTCGTGGTGTACCGCCCGAAAAAGTCCTTCATGTCCTCGCACCACGCCCGATCGTAGTCCGTCATGGCGTCCTGTACCGTCTGCAAAATGGTGTCGGCCATGGGGACGCCGTCGGCGCCCACCAGCGTCCCCAGCATCACGGTCTGGCTGCGCTGGTAGGCTCTCTCGATGTTGCCCTTGGCGTACTGGGCGGCGTCCGGCAGGGTCAGGCCGCCGGTCATCAGGTGGTGGCGGCTGTCCTCGTTGCGCAGCAGCATATACAGACTGCACAGCTGTGCGTGGTTCAGCGGCACGGCATTGCCCTTGCTGTCCTTCAATCCGATGTCCACCAGCTCCGCCCCCGGCCCGGCAAAAGCTTCCACCTCTTTCAGGTGTTCCTTGCCGGTCACGTTGGCAAACAGGCTTTCGCCTTCTACCAGGATCTCCGTCTGTCGCCGCTGGCCGTCGTTCAGCATCTGCCCCAGCTTCTCCATCTGGCCGTTTTTGGTGTAGCCGCCCAGACGCCGGAACATTCTCGTTCCGCCCAGCATGTCCAGCTGGTAGCGGTTCATCGCGCCCTTCGCCTTTTCAAATTTCTCTCCGAAGCCGTTACCCTCCGAGTTCAGCACCTCGTGGGCGGCCTTCATGGCCATGCCGTCCACTTCTTCGGCCCTCGCAAGGCTCAGGGTCTTGTTCTCGGTCCGGATCATGTGCAGGGTGCTGGCCGTGATGGCCTTCAGCATCCGCAGCTGGTCTACCGTCATGGGCAGATAGGTGCGGTTCTCCGTCTCCCGGATACGCTGGCGCAGCCGGTCCCGCAGCTGTTCGGCCTTGTCGCCGTCCGGCAGGGCCTTGGCTTCTTCCAGCTGCTTGTTCAGCCGGTCCAGCTTTGCCTGCTTGCTGGCGTTCATATTGTCCCGCAGCGTCTGGATCAGCTTTTCCACGCCGCTGTTCTCCCAGTCGGCGTGGATGCCGGCGTCCATCTCTCCGCTGCGCCGGATGCTGTCCTGCAAAGCGGTCAGCTTGGTCAGGGCGTTGTTGTTCAGCACTGCCATGTCTGCCAGCTTCGCCACCTCGGCGGCCTGCACGATGAGGCTCTTCTGTACATATTTCCCGGGCTTCGGCCGCAGCACCATCTGGTTGAGCTGGGCGGCATTGTTCCGGATGCTCCGTTTCAGTTCGTCCGCCTTCCGTCCTTCCCGGGCCTTCTGCACCCGCTTTTCGGCCAGTGCCTTGGCCACGGCTACGTCCTCGTCCCGCTGCTGCCGGGCCGTTTCAATGGCGATCGCATTCCTCTGAGCCTGTTTTTCCTGCCACGCTTCGGCCTTGCGCTGGTTCTCGGCCTCCCACTCCATGATCTCGTTTTCCTGTATCAGCAGCTGATGCTCTGCCTGGTCGGCTCTCCGCTGCTCTCCGACCACCTGCCGGGAAAGGTCGTTGATCTGGGAGCGCATCTGCTGCCGCTCCAGCTTTATCTCGTCCAGCATCTCCTGCCGGGCCTGCTTCATCCGGTTCTTTTCGGCCTTCCATTCTCGCTCGTAGGCCTCCCGCAGAGCAGTCATCTTCTCGTCGAGACCCGCTGCTGTGCTCACCTGTGCGCCCAGCGTTTCCAGATTCTCGTTGAGCTGTCGTTCTGCCCGGCTCACGCTCTTGACCTCGGCGCTCTGGCTGCGGCTGTTTTCCCGCATCCGGTCGGCAAAAGCCTTCCGCTGGGCCTGCTGCACGCTCTTCAGCCCCTTCGTCACCTCAGCCGCCCGCTCCTCGCTGCCGGCGGCCATTGCGGCCACCTCCCGGTTATGCTTTAAGATGCCCTCGAAGACCGCCTCGGCGTCGGTCATCTCCGGGTGGCTCATGATGTCGCCGATCATCCGGCCCGCCAGTTCCACCTTGGCGTCCTCGTATTCGGCAGCGTCCGCGAACCGACTCATCATCTTGGGCTTGATGGTGTCGTGTACGTTCATCAGCACGTCGAGCCATTCCGTGCTCTCCATGCCGGCTGCGCCCGCCACGCCCGCTTCCTGTGCCGCCGAGCGGAAGAGTGCCGCAGCGCTCTCCTTCACGCCGCCCACGGCCCGGGTGTCGTTCACGATGGCCTCGTACTGTTCCGCCGGGTTGCCGTCCCGGTATCCCTCCGCCTGCCGCAGCTTCACGCCGTGGCGCCGGGCCTCGGCCACCGCCTCCGTCCAGCTTCCGTACCGCTTCACAAGCTCCGCCTTGGCCTTGCCGTTCTTGTCCACCGTGTAGGTCAGGTCGTGCAGGTCGGGGTATTCGTTCCACAGCTCCGTGTTCCGGTAGGTGGCCTCGTCCAGCACCTCGCCCGCCAGCGTCTCGGCCAGTCCCTGCGCCTTGGCCATGTCCGCGCCCTCCGAGCGCAGATACTCCACCAGCGCCCGCGTCTCGTTTGCCAGCTTCGTCCGGTCGGCCCGGCTGCCGTTGGTCTTGGTCCACCGGATGGCGAGGCTCTCGAGGGCCGCGTCCGAGAGCCGGGTGTTCTTCGTCAGGCCGAAGAACTGGTTCAGGGTATCAAAGGCCGCCGCCTTCTCCGCCAGTACCCGGCTGGCCTGCCGCTGCTGGTTCTGCTTTGCCTCCCGGTCGGCCTGCTCGGCCTTCTGGAAACGTACATTCGGCAGCTTGTTCAAAATCTCGGTGCGCTTGGCATCGTCTCCGGCTTTGTACTGATATACCGGCACACCCTGCTCCTTCAGACTGTTCACCAGCGTCTCGCTGGCGTTGTCCGGCAGGACAGCTGCCTTTACCTCATCAAAGCCCACCGCACGTTGAGGTTTCGCCTCAAAATACCCGGTAGGGATAGCGGCCACATCTTTGTACAGCTGCCGTATCATCTGGGCTGTGTCCTTACCAATGATGTAGCCTTCTTTTGCAAATGCCTTGCCGATCGCTGCGGCTGTCTGGCTGCCCTGCGCGGCCCGCAGCAAAATATCGCCAAGGATCTCCCGCTCTTCAAAGCTGTTGTCCGCGTGGGCTTCTGTCTCGCTGCGCAGCTTGTCGATCACAACCTCGATCTGGTGGTCTGCCTTTTTCAGCAGCGCCTTATACTCTTCCTCCGGCATCTGCTGCAGGCGGCCTTTGTCCGCCCGCACTTCGTCGAGGTTTTTGTATTCGGCAGTCGTGGTGGACATCAGGGTCGAGGCCGATAACCCCCACACATCCTGTCCCCGCGCGTTCTGGTCGTTCATGGCCGCCACAAGGTTTTCCAGTGTATAGGGATTATGCAGTTCCGTAAAACTTCGTCTCTTTCCGCCGGGTGTGAAACGGTCTTTGCCGTTTCGGATGCCTTTCTGTCCCAGCACACTTCCAAGCTGTTCCTTTACCCAGTTTTTCACCGCTGCTTCGGGAGCCGCCTGCCGGATGGCTTCTCTAGTAGCTTCCACATCCAGCTCTACTTTTCCATTGCTGGTATCAGTCATCATCTTATACGCGTGTTCGAGCAGGCCATACAGGCGTCCACGGTTCTCATTGCGCAGTTTATTGATACGCATCTGCCATCGCCGATTCTGACCTTCCAGCGAGCCGTGTGTATACTTTTCTTCCAGTGCATCCGCTGCTTTGTCGGCCAGCTTGTCCATCAGGTCAAAGTCTCCCCCCTCGAAGACTTTCTTGAGTTCGTCCGCCCCGGCATATTCGATGATTTTTTCCAGCGAATCATTTCCGAGGCTATCGAACTGTTCCTTCTCCGTCCTGTATATGGGTTCTACCTTCTCGCCCTGAGCTTTCAGATATGCCAGCTGCACCGCAGTATCCCGCTGGAGCTTCTGCGCTAATTCCTCACGATTTTCGCTGCTCACCTCATCTACACCAATACGCTGCAGCGACGAGCTGTTTGCAAACTTTCCCTCAAAATCGCTCTGGCTGGCTTCATATACAGTATCTTCAAAATCAGCTGCCGCTTTGCTGTTTACCTCGTACTCCACGTTCGGCCTGGTCGGCGTCCACGCATCCGAACCATACACCCTGTTCGCTCTGCTGGCCTGCGGGTCAATGGCATCCGGGCCAAACACCAGCGAGATGGGGCCATACTTACTGTGGCCGTGCTGTGCCTTCACCACCGCGATAGAAGGCGACGGCATACCTCCCAGTTCCAGTGCCTCCTTCAGATTCTCTTCTGTTAGATTATGTACAGCCACCAGTTCCTTGGTTTTGCCTACTTCCACCGGAGCGCTTAGCTGGAACCTCACCGTTTTCTTCACAGCCTCGTCGGTTCTCTTGCTTTCGTCGGAGGTTCGTGCTATACTTTGCTTAGAAGCCTCCGGCAATCTGCTGGCATCATGACTTTGTGTTTTGGTGACGGTTCCACCGGAGGCTTCTACCGAGACCTCCGGTCCGTTGCTCCTCGAATCTTCGGATTCTATGTGGGCTTTGCCGGAGGTCTCTATTTTTATGGGCTTAATGTCCACAATATCATAGAATATCTCCCGCTGGTCCGTTTTGATGGCCGTCAGCACATCCGCCTCATAGGCGTTCTGCCCGACTTGGATCTTGATTTTTCCCCGGTTGAATGCTTCCGCATTCTTGTGGCTCGCAGGCTCACGGTATACTTCGTCTGCCGTCCGGATGATCTCGTCCAGATTGGCTGCTATCCGCATTTTATCTGCATAGGCATTTGCGCTCTCCCACTGCAATGCTTTCGTATACTTTGACCAGACAAATTCCTTGCGGCTTTCTTTCGTATTTTCAATCGTCCAGCCGTTCCGCTTAAAGCCGTTCGGAAAACGCTCCTTGATAGCCTGCTTGACCGTAGACTTCCACTCTTCCTGCGGGACATCCTTCAGAATATCTTCGTCGATTTTGATATAAGTCTCTCCAGCCTTATCCTTCAAAATCGAAAATCGTACTCCCTGTTTTTCCGCCGCGCTCTCGGTCTTGAGGGCTGCGGCGTTTTCTTTTGCCGTCCGCAGGTTGTCCATGGCCTTTTCTGCGTGGGCGAAATACTCGTCCTGCAAAGTGCGCTTTTCGGCCTCGGCCAGACGCTTCGCCTTCAGGGCGGCGCGGTCGTCCGGGTCTGCGGTCAGCACTTCCTTCGCCCGGCTGATGAGTCCATCCAGCATCTGCCGCACCTGCTCCATCACTTTGTGGATGGCGCCGCTCTTGCCTGCGTTCTTCTCTGCCTGCCCGCGCTGGAACGTCACCCAGCGCTTGAAGCTCTCCTCGCTGTCAAAGATGCCCCGCCATGCGTCGGCCACCAGCTCCTCCGCTGCCTGCTCATAGGTCAGGCTCTGGGCGCTGTAATCCCGCAGTTTCGCCCGGATCATCTCGTCCAGGCTTTCGTAGCCACTGCTCTTCGCCAGATATTCCAGCGCGTGCTCCTGCAAAGTCCTTGCGCCCTCGGCGTCCAGCGCGTTGTACCAGTGGTAGTCCTCGTGCAGCACCGTGCCAAAAATGTCCTGCGCGTTGTCTCCGAAGAAGATCCGGGCCGTCTCGGTGTCCACATAGGCCCTGACTCCCGGGTCGTTCTGCAGCACATCCCTCAGCACAGCATCCGTGCCGGTGGCCACCGCGTTCAGGCTGATGATCTGGCTGGCCGGGTCGCTCTCCTGCCGCATCGTACCCTTGGCGTACACCTCGCCCCTGCCGCTGGTGCTCTCGCTGCCAAGTGTGCCGCCCAGGCCGGTCATCTTTTCGGCGTAGAGCATCCGTTCGCCCTTGCCCTGGGTGTAGGCGATCTCAAGGGCCGTCCGGCCGGCGTCGGTGCTCAGGATATAATTGATGTCCGCCGCCGTGCCGCTCATGCTGCCCGCCAGCTCCAATGCCTGCGCAAAGGTGTCCGCGCCGCTCCGGCCCAGCCGGTACAGCGGCGACGCTGCGGCAGCATACCGGTCGGCGTCCACCCTGTCCGGCATATTTTTGCTGATGGTCTCGGCTGCCTTGTCCGTCACCCGCCAGCCTTCCAGCGCCCGCTGCACCTCGGCCTCTCGCTGAGTCTTCGGCGCTTCCGGCCGGAGACCCAGAGTCTCCTGCAGCGGGGCGTTCTCGTAGCCGTCGGTTTCAGCTGCGGCGGCAGCCGCTTCACGCACGTTGTCCGGCGCGGCCATTTCCGGCACGACATCGGCGGTTTCTGCGGGAGCACTCTGTACTGTCTGCTGCACACTCGCAGCTTCGATGGGCAGCTCTGCACTCTGTACAGTAGGCGCAGCTTCGCTTTTCACGTTCTGCTGCGCTGCAATATCCCGCAGCATTCGGCGGGTCGCGCCCGCAGTGTCGGGCAGCGTCACGCCGTAAGCCTGCTCAAAAGCCGCACGGTTTTCCCGGTTCTCGGCGTTCGGCGTAAACAGCCCGATGGTCTTGCCCGTCAGGCTGTCGTTCGCCGCCACTTCGGCAAACTGCCGCACCGCCGGGTTTTCCGACTGCGCAGCAGCCTCGTTTACGCTGCTGTTTACTCCTTCCGTCTGCGCCTGCGGCGCATCCGCGCGCTGCATACTTTCAGTGGAGCTCCGTTCTCGCGCGGCGTCAGCCGACGGGAACGGTGAGAGGTTTTCTTCCTGCCCGCTGATGTTTTCAGTGGCCGCAGGCGAAGCCGGCTGAGAAGGCTCCGCTGCCCGGGCCTCCCATTCCTTCTGCTGGGCGGCAGCCCGCTTCATCCGGTCCATCTGGTCATAATGCTCTGTCTGCCCCAGCAGGCTTGCGTCTCCTCCGTTCAGCTTTGCCAGCCCCGTGCCGACTGCGCCGCCCAGCGCGCCGGACGCGCCGCCGGAAAGTCCGCTTTCCAGCGCGGTGAGGAAGGTGTCTTTGGTAAACAGGTTCTTCGCCGCCTCGCTGTCCCCCAGCGCCGCGTCGATGGCCATGTCGGCATAGGTCTCCGCAAAAGCCTGCATCGAGTTGTCGATGCCGCCCGAGATGGCCGCAGCCACCGCCGGGTAGCGCTTCGCCAGCTCCGAACTGCCCGCCAGCCCCTGCACCCAGTCCGCGATCTGTCCTGCCATCGTGTCCTTCGCGTAGTCCGAGCCCATGGTCTTTGCAAGGTCAGCCGCGCCCACCGAGTTGATGGCCCACCCTGCGCCAAACTTGGCGAGGCCGCCGCCCAGGGCTTTTCCGGCGCTCTCGCCCTTCTCCGCGCTCTGGCCCATGGCCTCTGCCGCTCCCTGTGCGCTCAGCATAGGCAGGATCCACGCAACGCCGTCGCCGCCTGCTGCAATGGCCAGATTCTCCGCCGCGCTGGTCACGGCCCCCGCCACGGCCTTCTGCGCCGGGCTCAGGCCGCTCTGGGCCGCCGCCGTCAGCTTCTGGCCCCGGTCGTAGAGCTGGTAGCCCACGCTCTGGTTCTTGTCGATGCCGTCGCTCACCTCCAGCCCCGCCAGCTTCTGGCGCATCTCCCGGATCTCCTTGGAGTTGTACCCCATTGAGATGAGCTCCCGGTTCCGGCTCTCCGGCCATGTGGGGTTATAGTCCATGTCCACATCGGTCAAAAGGTTAAAAAGGCTCTGGGCGTGTTCGTCGCCCTTTACCTCCTGCTCCACCTGTTTCCAGTTCTTCAGGGTGGCGTCGATGTTCTTTCCCGCCTGTACGCCGTACTCCGCGCCCAGCCGCGGGGCAGCGGCCACCGTGTCTCCGATGCCGCCGATGGCGTTCGCCGTCCGGCGCACGCCCCGCTGCCATGCGGGGATGGCGTCCAGCGCAGCGTTCATCTTCCGGGCCTCGTCGATCTGCGCCTGTGTCCAGCCGCCCTTCCGGATCAGGTCGGCGTCCGTGTACGCGCCGTGGGTGTTGTCCACCCGGCGCACCGCGTCGGCCAGATTCTTGTTGTCCCCGGTGTCCAGCCACTGGTTGATCCGGTCGAACTCGTCCGGTACGCTGTCCTTGGCAAAGCTGGCTCTCAGCTCCTGCGCCCGGCCGCTGCCGTAGGCCATGGCCCCGCTGCCCACGTTCTCCAGCACGTTCCCGCTCTTCGCAGGTACGCCCCACTTCTGCCCCATGTCCAGCGCCCTTTCAGTGGGGCTTCCTTTAAGAAGGGCTCCCCTATCAGGGGAGCTCCGTTCTCGCGCGGCGTCAGCCGACGGGAACGGTGAGAGGTTTTCTTTCCGCCCGCTGCTCGCCTGAGAGGGCTCGTTCCTCGCATCCACCTCCCCCATGTCGCTTATGTGCCGTTCGGTGTACTGCTGCAAGGCTTTGTCCCGGGTGTTCTGCTCCTGTTCTGCCTGACGTTGTGCTTCCTTTTTGTCAAACTCCCGGCTCCACTGGCTCAACTGCTCCTTGGTGACGCTGCTCTTCTTTGTGGTGGTGTTCTGCGCAGTGCTGCCCGCCCCACTCACCTTGTCCGGGTTCTTTGCGGCAAATTCCCTGCTCCATTGTGCGAGCTGCTGTTTGGTTACTGCCATTCCGTCTTCTTCCCTTCTTTTTGTCTTGACAAATAGTATTGTATTTGTTATTCTGTTATTGAGGAGATGATGTCGTGAAAAGTTATTCGTCCCGCGAGGTCATAAAGGCGCTCAAGGCCGACGGCTGGTATGAGGTCAACTGCGTGGGCAGCCACCACCAGTATAAACACCCCGCCAAGCCCGGTCGCGTCACCGTAAAAGACCCCGATAAAGATATTCCCCGGGCTACGCTTAACCGTATTGAGCAGCAGTCCGGCCTTAAATTCCGCTGAATGATAGGAGGCTTTTCTGATGAAAAAGAATCTTCCCGACCGTTACTTCTATCCTGCCGTGTTTATCTACGAGGACGGGCAGGAGATCGCTGTCGATTTTCCCGACCTCGGTGTTGCCACCAGCGGTACGTCCGAGGACGACGCCCTGCTTTCCGCCCGCGAGCTGCTTGGCTGCGTGATGTGCGGGCTGGAAGAGGACGGCGAGCCTATCCCCGCCCCCTCGGCCCTGTCCGCTATCCAGCCTAAAGAAAACGAGCGGGTCGTGCTGGTCGATGCCTATATGCCGTCTGTCCGGCTCGCCAGCGTCAATCGTTCGGTAAACCGCACCGTCACTCTCCCGGCGTGGCTCAATGCCGCCGCCCTTGAACGCAATGTAAACTTCAGTCAGGTCCTTCAGGACGCGCTCAAGCACCAGCTCCACCTCGCCTGACTTTATCCCAAAGCCTCCTGCACACGGTCGTGCAGGAGGCTTTTCTGTTACCCTGCCAGCTCAAAGGCTTTCCAGATCTCGTCGTCCGTGTATCCCTGATACTTCAGGCTGTTAAAAATAGTCTGGTCATCCGAGCCGTGGTTCCTCTGGCCCTTGATGGCGTTCGCCGCCACCTGCGCCCGCTGCGGGACACTCGACTGGCTTGCCGTTCTTCCGGTGCTCTGGCTCTGTCTGTTACTTGTCCCAGTACCCCACTTGTTTGCCGGGTCTCCTTTCCAGCTCTGCCCCGTCAGATCTCGGTTCGCCTCCAACAGGTTCGGGGTGTCGTCCTTTATCCAGCCCGCATCCGTCAGCGTCCGCTTGTAGTAATCATATCGCGGGTCACTCGCTTTCATTGTGACAAACTCCTTCGACATACTCAGCAACTGGGCATAGGTCGGGCTGCTCCCGCTGCTTTTCGTGCCGCCGCTCCTGCTGCCCGAAGACCCGCCCGAGCTGCCGCTTCTCCGACTGCTGTAGCTGCCGGTGATGTACTGAGGCGTGTAGTTCAGCGTATCCCTGCTAATGCCGTACATGTCGGCTACAGCCCCTGCTGCATCGCGGAAACCACCCTCGTAAAGGTCGGTGATTCCCTTCATTGCTGTCAGATAATCCGCCGGGGAAAGCTCAGTCGTTTTCTCCGTAGTCCAATCGTTGAGAATGCTGGGGTCTAAGCCGTTCGCACTCAGGAACTGGTTCAGGAAAGCTTCGCTTGCACCCCGTTCTTTATAGTCAAGCGCTTTGTCTATCGCCATCTGCTGCAGCTGCGCCTGCACCTGTTTTTCTTGCAGCTCATGTTCCTGCTTCCACTGGTCATATCCCTTGTACCGGTCGTAGGCGGTAAAGCCCGCTTTTACAACATCGGTGCCTACCTGCATCAGATTATCCCAGAAGTTCTGCTTCTCCTGCGCTGCCTGGTCTGCCCGGCTCTTCTTGTAGTCCCGCCAGTCCTGCGCGTTGGCCACGGCTCCCTGATGCTCCGCCGCCTCGAGGCTGTCCTGATTCTGCAGCGCACTCAGCAGCCCCGAGAGGCCGTTCTGCTTCAGCTGGTACAGGGTCAGGGCCTTGTCCCGCAGGCCCGAAAGTCCGCTGTCCACGTTCGCCATGGCCTGCTGGTAGCCCTGCTGGGCCACGCTGTCTGCGTAGCTGGAGCCGTACCCGCCGCTCAGGGCTGCTGCGCCCGCAGCGGCGTTCTCAGCCGCCGCCCTGGCATTTGCCTGCGCGCCCGCGCGGTACTGCCGGTAGAGTTCGCTGTCCGTGCCTACGTCATAGCCCGCATTGCTGGCCGCGCCCATGCTGTCCAGTGCCTCGTTGATCCGGTCGGTGTAGTTGCTCTGGTACGCCCCCGGCATCGCGTTCTCCGCGTCCTTCTGCGCCGCCTGCGCGTCCCTGTATCTCTTAAAAACTCCCATTTTCTAATCTCCTTTCCTCTTAGCCTCCCCTTATTAGGGGAGGTGTCGCGCCGTCAGGCGTGACGGAGAGGTTTTTGACCGCTCAGCCCCTTCCGGGCCGGGCGCTTTATTTTCACAGCAGAAACGGCAGCAGACTTGCGGCAACGCTCAGGATCGTCCCAAAGAGGCCCGTCCCCCGGCTCTTCTTCGCCTGGCTTTCGCTGGCCGCCTGATTGTATGCGTTCTGGTAGTAGTTGCGCTGGTTCTCCCAGTTCTGGTAATTGGTCTGGTATTTCTCGTAGTCCTGTGCCTCGGCCTGCTGGTAGCCGCTCAGCTGGTTCTGCAGGTCGCTCTTTTTCTGGGTGTACTGGTTCAGCGCCTGGCTGTACAGGCTGTTGGTGGCACTGCTCAGGCCCGCCATGGCGTTCTGGTAGGCGCTCTGGCCCGCCTGGGTGCCGTAGCTGGAGCCGTACCCGCCCGAGATGGCGCTGGCGTTGGCCTGGGCGTTCTCGTTGGCCAGCTTCGCCTGCCGGGTGTAGCTGTTCTTATACTGCTCGTAGGCCGCATCCCGGGTGGGGTCGTAGCTAAAATCCTTCATCCCGTCCAGCTTGCCCATCACGCCGTCGATCTTGTCCTTGTACTGGCTGGTGTAGCTTTCCGGCTTCTTCGCCTCCCACGCATCCAACTGCATTCTCGCATCGCTCACTCTGCTCATGTTCTCTGTCCTCCTGTCAATGTGTTATTTCAGCTTCTCCTGCAGATCCCCCGCAAGGTTCTCCGTGTCAATGTTGCTCAAAATGTATTCCAGCTGCTCCTGCATCTGGTACAGATAATTCCTCAGCTCCCGGGCGCTGTCCGCATCCAGCTTTTCCAGCCTCGGCATGGAGATCTTCGAAAGTCCCACGATACTAGCCACGTCTCGGCACACCTCCACTCACTCTTCCGCCCTCGCTGCTGCTCAGCGTCATGGCGATGCTCCTCACTGCGATCTGTCCTTTTCCGGTCAGGCGCAGCCGCATGGTGTCGTGCCGGGTCGGGACAAAGGGCAGGTTCACCTGCACCCGCCTGTCCCGGGTGTCCACCCGGCCCATCTCTTGCCACTCGCCGCCGTCGAAGCTGGCCCACAGCGTCACCACGGTCCGCTCCATGGCGTCCAGCCGCACCGTCACCCGGCTGCAATACTTGTCGTCCGGGTCTCCGAGTCCGATGTCGCCGGTCACGGCCTCGTATTCCACCGTGTCCTCTTCGCCGCCGGCTTCCCGGCTCCCGTCTGCGGCCCAGATTGCTTCTTTGTCCCAGAAGTAGAGCTGCCGCCCGGTGCTGCACATGGCCCAGCCGGTGGCGTCCTCCTCGTGCCAGAGTCCTTTCTCGGTGTCGTACACCAGCAGCCTCTGCCCGCCGGGGCTCTCGGTGTGCAGGTAGTACCGCCCCACCAGCCCGCCGGCGGCCGCCCTTGTCACCCGGCTCATGGCCGTCTCGTCCAGCGAGGCCGACACCTTGGTGGGCAGGCTGCCGTCCCACGCCATGACGCCGTCCATCGAGAGGTAGTACAGTGTCTCGTTGATGACGCAGAGGCTCTGGTGGGCGCCCTTGGCCACGCCCGAGCACTGGATGCTGCTCATCTGGTAGTCGCTGGGCTTGGTGCCGTAGAGCTTGTGTAAGCCGTTCTCCTTGAAGAAAAGCACGTATCCCATGCAGGTAGCTGCGCCGGTAAACGCTCCGTCGCTGCCCACGGTTACGGCATAGCTGTCCGCTGCCGTGCCGCGATAGGAGAACCAGTTGGTGGCGTCACCCAGCTTGCAGGCATAGATGACGTTCTCGGTGCTCGAGCAGCCCCACACCCGGTTGTTGTGCTCCGTCAGCCAGTCCAGATCCGGCACCCGCCGCTGGGCCGTCACGTCCGGGAAAGGCCCGTCGAAGGTCTGGGTGGTCTTGCCGTCCATGGCCGTCCACACCACGCTCTGGCCCGTCACCACACAGGTGCCGTAGTACAAAACGCTCTCAATGTCCGGCGCGATGGAGAGAATCACTGAGTCCCCGGCCACGTCGTCCACCGCCACATCCCCGCCGAAATCGGCAGAATAAGCGTTCTTCACCACGCCCGGGATGCCCGTCAGGGTCACGGTGTCCCCGGCCTTGAACGCTTTGCCCAGCCCTTCGCAGGTCACGCGGCAGTAGTTCAGCAGGATGTTCTGCCACCCGCCCGCCGTGCTGTAGAGCTTCAGGGCGTCGCGGTAGCTCCACGGGGCGTCCTCGGCCTGCTTGAGCCAGACGTCGCCGTTCTCGGGGCTTTCCGGTTCGGTCGCGCCGAATTTGTTCGGCGTGTACACCACGCCCGCAGCGTCGCAGGGGGTCACGGTCAGGCTTCTGCCGCCCTGCTGCCAGCTGGAGCCCAGCGCGCTCAGTGTCCCCGCTGCGGTGTCAAAGGACATCTTGTCCGGCCAGATGAGCACCTTGGTCCCCATGCCTACCATCTTCTTCTCGCTGTCCGTCAGGGCATTCTCCAGTTCCACGGCGGCGCTGCCGTCGTCCGGGGCATACCGCAGGGTCGTGCCTTCCACGGTCAAAAGACCGTTCAGGTGGTACATCCCGTTCATCCCGGTTGCTTGACGCACCTTCCGCCGGGGCTTGCGGGTCTCGAGGGCCGGGTATCCCCGCGAAGAGAAGTTTTTCTCCTCGCTCAGCTCTGCCTCGCTGCACGCATACCCCTCGTTCAGCCCGCCAAATACCCGCAGCAGCTGCCGCTGGCTGTTGATTTGATTCAGGTTCGTCACGTCATCAGCCTCCCGCCACCTACCGGCATATAATTCCGCCTCACCCACGCCGCAAACTCCTGCACATAGCTCGTGTAGAGCTGCAGCTCATTCGCCGCCCGGGCCGTCTCGCCGAGGGCGAGGTCCATCTGCGCCGCCAGCCAGTGGGGATAGAGTGCTTCCGCTGCGTTGTCTGCCAGCAGCGGCGTGTCGTATTCCAGCCCTTCCGCCCACAAAATATCCGCACCGCGTCCCTCGAAGTCGCTGCCGGTGTCGCTGCGCTCCACCACGTTCCGCCGCAGGCCGCTGTCGGCCTGCCGCAGCCACAGCTGCTTCATCTCGTCCGAAAAGCTGTTGTTCGGCCTCAGCTCGTCGGCCATCTTTATCGCTTCGCCTGCTGTCATAAAACCTCCAAAACAAAATCCCCCGGCGCAGCAAGCGCCTGCAAGCTGTACCGGGGAATATCTCTCTGCCCTCTGTAGCGGAGCACTCTATTTTACGCCCCATCGGGCCTTGAGCGTCCAGCTTTACTTTCCCGGCCTGCCAATGGCTCCCCTTTCAAGGGGAGCTGGCGCGAAGCGCCTGAGAGGTCTTGCCGGGCGAGTGCTCTATGGTGGGTCTCTTATCAAATGGTCATCATCTGCGTACCGGCCGCCGCCTGCATGGCCTGGCTCTTCCGGGCCGCCTCGGCGTCCTGCTTGATGCTGTGCTCCAGCACCTCGGCCACAGCCTTCGGCACCTTCACGTCGATGCCGCGCTGGATGAGGTAGCTGTCGCCGTTGACGCCCACGAACACCGGTGCCGAGTAGCGGTCGTCATCCTTGAACAGGTGGATGGTCACCATGCCGTCGTCCTTTGCTTCGGCCTTCTCTTCGGCCTTCTCTTCGGCCTTTGCCTCGGCCTTTGCCTCGGCCTTTGCCTCGGCCATCGCCTCGGTTTTCTCCACAGTCTCCACCGCGTTCTCCACGGCATCCGCCGCAGCAGTCTCTTTCTTAGTCGCCATAGTATTTTCCTCCTTAATTTGCCTTCGCCTTCGCGCTGTACTTCGGGCTGACGCTCTCGATGCGCACCATGTACTGCTCGCACAGGCGCTCGGCGGTCTTGATGGCCTTCCAGCCCACGGACGCGCGCTGGTTCAGCGGGTCTTCGCCCGCGCCCAGCTGCTTGACGATGTGCTGCAGGCCGCCGCCCTCCACCTCGGTCACAGCGTAGGCGTGAGCCGCCAGCACCAGAGTGCCGAACACGGCCAGACTGGTGGGGCAGCCGGTGCCGGTCCAGATCTTCGCCTCGCTGGTCTCGATGAAGCGCACACCGGCCAGCTTGCCGATCTCGCCGTTGTAGATGTTCTCGGGGGAAGCGTACTTGTGGACATCGATCCACTCCGGGTTGCGGCGCAGATCATAGGCCACATAGGGGTGGACGATGGCCACATAGCTCTCGCCGATGGTGTCGGCGTTCTGGGCCTTCAGGGCAGTCGCCGCCTGGTCGATGAGATCCGGCGTCAGCACACTGGCAGTGGTCAGGTTGGCGCGGCTGGTCACGGCAGTGTCGCCCGCCGGCGCGTAGATGACGTTGGTGCCGCCCGCCAGCACCTCGCGGGTCACAGTGTCCAGCGTGCGGCCCGCCTGGGATGCCAGCACCTTGGTCGCCTGGGTGATGTTGTTGTCGATGGCGGTCAGCTGCAGCACGTCGGTGATGGCTGCCCAGCCGCCGTACTGCTTCACGGTGGCGGTCATAGGGGTGACGGTCAGGGCCTGAGCATTGGGGGTCACGCCCTCAGTCAGAGGCTCGGTAGCCTTGGGCAGGCTCTCGTACTTGCGGAACTCGATGGTCTTGCCGTTGTTGGCCGGGATGGGGTACTTGTCGCCGAACTGGTCATGCACCAGCAGCGGCTCCGCCTGATCCAGCAGACGCTTCTCGTAGTAGGTCTTCATTTCGGCGCTCATGCCAGTCGCGCCGGTGTGGTTTGCAGGCTGCGCAAACAGCTGCAGATTCATGTGGATTTTCATTTGTGTGCTCCTTTCGTGTCTTGCTTTATCGAGAGGCTTCCGCTTTCCGGATCTTCCCTCAAGAACGGTGAGAGGTTTTCTTTCGGTCAGCAGCGCCTTTCGGTTAAAAAGTGATGATCTGTCCCCGCATGGCGCGGCGCTCCAGCTCTTCGCACTGCTGGGGCGTCAGCTTGGAGACGTCGGTCTTCAGCACCGCCGCGCCGCCGGGGTTGGTGCCGTTCTCGCTGGGCCGTGCGCCCCGCTGGCGGATCCGGGCTTCCACGCCCTTCTCGACGGTCTTGGCCGTCTGGGTGGTGCGCCGGGCCATGATGTCGTCAAAGTAGCGGGCCTTGTAAGCGTCCTCCATCTTCACGCCCAGCTTGAGCATCTGGGCAAAGTCCGGGTCAGCCAGCGCCATCTTGATGTCAAAGCCCGGGTCCTCGGCCCGAATGCGCTCCGCAGCGGCGTCCCACTCCTGCTGGATGGCTTCCATCTTGGCGGCCTCCGCCCGCTGCTGCTCAGCGGCGCGGTGCTTGGCGTTCTCGCTTTCCAGCGCGTCCATCTCCTTGGCCAGCTGGACGCTGATGCCCTTCTTCATGGCCATGTCTTCGTAGTAGGCGTCATCCTTCACCACGCCGCCCTCCACGGCCGCAGCCAGTGCCTCGTAGTCGCCGGGAGCAGTGCCGTACTTCTGGCCCAGAGCGTTCAGGATACGCCCCACCGGCCCCTGCTCGTTCAGGATGCTGTCGTAGGCTTTCTGGGTGGCCTGCACGATCATCTCGCCAAACTCCCGGTTGTACTCGCCCCGCATCAGTTTGCCAAACGCTTTCCGGTGTGCCTCCGGGTCGGTGCTGCTCTTGTCTGCCGCGCCGTCCTGTTTCTCGCCTTCAGCAGCATCTTCCTCCGCGCCCGGCTCTTCCGCCGGGCTCAGCATCTCGTCCACCTCGGCGGCAGCAGTCTCCCGGCCCTTGCCCTGGACGGGGGCAGACGTCGCCTTTTCTGCCGCCGCAGGGGCGGCACCATCGCTGCCAGCAGCCGCTGCACCGTCACCGCCCTCCGCAAACAGCTGCAAGTCCACCGCCGGGCTGCACTTACAGCTTTTCTTGAAGTTCACATTCTCCGGGTACTGCTCGGCCAGCAGGGTCAGGCCGTCGGCCACAAGCTCGAACTTGTCCCGCATGAGGACGCTGTCGCCTGCCTCCACATTCACCACCGGGCCTTCCTTACCCTGATAGATGCAGCTCGAGGTGTGTTCGTCCTCCGCAGCGCTGTACGCCAGCGTCTGCATCAGGCAGCTCACCGCAGCACATACGATGTCCTGTCCCGCCGGGGCATACCCCGCGTGGCCCTCGGCCCTCATCGTCAGCTTCCCGCCCTCCGGGTCTGCCACATAAATAATTTTGATCATGTAGAACCTCCTCACTTATTCGGGTTGTTGATGTTCATCGCCCTCTCGGCAGCTTTCGTGGCCAGCGGGTTGGTCCCGCCGCCCACCTGTCCGCCCAGAGAGTTGGTCACCGTTTTTGCGCTGGTCTTTCCACCGCCTCCGCCGCCGGTCATGGCAGCGGCCGCAGCACCGGCCTGTTCGCTCAGGTTCGAGCCGTTCTGCTGGTCGATGACCGCCGCCATCTGCTGGATCTGCGCCATGGCCTGCTGCAGCTGCTGGTACAGGGTGCCGTTCTGGGCCACCCGCTGACGCACCTTCTCGATGCCCTCGAAGTCCATCATGTCCAGACACGCCAGTGCGGCGTCGGCGTTGGCCGGGGCAAAGAATCCCAGCTGGTAGCACTCCTTCGCCGTCTCGTTCTGGGAGAGGCGGCTGAAGGTGCTCTTTTTAGCCGCGCTCACCGTGATGTCGAACACCGGCTCATGGGCGCCCAGCTCCACGCCGCCCACGCTCTCCACCGGCTGCGGCCGCAGCATCTGGCCGGAAAATTCCCGGTACTCCGTGCCGCCCTGCTGGCCGGTGATGCGGTAGACCCGCTCTTCGTCGTAGAACTGCCGCATCAGATCGATGATGAAGTAGCATTCTTTTGCAAAGGAGCGGTAAGAGCTCTTCAGCATATCCCGGCTGAGCTTCGAGCCTGCTTCCTGCAGCGCCGCAATGGCCGAAGCAGCGGTCAGGCCGCTGGTCGCGCCGCCCTGGTTCACGTCCCGGTTGCCGCTGATCTCCTTCAGCTCGGCCACACGGTTCTGCTGGTAGGCAATGGTGTTGGAGGGCAGCGGGGCGGTATCCAGCTCCATAAAGCCCCGCTCGTCCAGCCGTCCCGTGATATGTACCACGTCCTTCGCCGTGTCCAGCAGCTCGTCCTCGTTCACGCCCGCCGTGTCCGAGATAAGGTAGCGTTTCTTGGCCGCTGCCAGCGTGTTCTCGTCCATGGCCTGCGTCATCCGGTCGATGGTGTCCTGCGTGTCCTTCATCACGTCGATGTACCCAAAGCCCGCCGGGCTGTTCTCTTCCACAAAGAGCGGGTCGAACACAAAGGGATATTTTCCGTGGTCATAGAAACCGGTCTCGGCCATCTGCGGGTCGTTCTCACTGGCGTAGAGCACCACGCCGTTGCAGAACTTGCAGTAATGCACCACGGTCTGGCCGCCAGGCTTCTCCCGCTTGTAGTACCAGTCCACCACCACGCTCTTTTCGCTGGTGTCGATGTTCCGGTCGCTGACGTACTGCCCCACGGTGATGCCGCTGCTGCCCGCCTTGCCCTCCAGCTGAGGCCACCGGGCCGCCAGACGGTCGTTGTCGGCCAGTGCCAGCGAGAAGAAGTTGGCCGAGTCCTGGATGTCCTCCACGCCCGGCTCCCAGTACAACATCAGAAGGTCCATGCTCCGGATGGCGATGTCCCCAAGGCCCTCCCGCAGCGCCGGGTCCCAGAAGATGCCCTTCACGCCGGTACCCTGCTTGAGCTTGCGCCACCAGGTGTCGCTGTACACGCTCTCGTAGTCGGCCTGTTCCAGCAGCACCGGCAGGATCTCGGAGAGGAGCTTTGCCGTCTCCTCGTCGTCCTGCGCTCTCGGCAGCACGTTCGGCTCCGGGTAGTTGTCCATGGCGTCGGCGTGTTTGTTGGCGATGGAGTTGAACAGCCACCCCGTGCTGGGGGCTCGCTTGCCCTCCATCACCCGGTTGCCGTACTGCTTCCAGTGGCCCAGCTTGTACCATTCTTCGTTGTCGATGATCCGCTTGTCGAGGCTGGCCTTGGCCGACTTGTACTTCTCCAGCACAGCCATCGCCTCGCTGATCTCCTTCTCGCCGATGGGCTGCTCTCCGCTCAGTGCATCCGTCAAGCTCTCACTGCCGGGGCTTTCATCTGCTGTCAGGTCAAGCTCTTTTTTACCAAATTCCATCCCATTTTCCTTTCCGCGTTCCTGTTCAAATCGGAGAAGCACAAAAAAATGCGTTTAGCGAAGCGGCTAGCATTTTTGTGCTTCGACCTCTCCTTTGGGGTTACTAGGGGCGAGCAGCCCCTAGTTCGTGCCTCCCGCGCCTCGAAAGTAGCGGGCGCTTTTCTGGTTCTCTTTTGGCGCGCAAAAGAGAACATATCCCCCGTCAAATCCTCATAAACCTCGTCTTGTCCTTCCTCGGATCCATGTCCAGCGGGTCGTCCAGCATGGGCGGCGGCTGGGTGTGCTTCGCGCCGCTGATGGGGTTCTCCATCAGCACATACCGGCACTCGTCGTAGATGTGGTCCTCCTGTGTGGTGTCGATGTCCTCCACGTTGCTCTCGTCATAGACGAGGTTCGGGATGGTGCGGATGAAGTGCTTGCAGGTGTTGAAGACCTGCAGCATCGGCCGCCCGTCCTCGTTGAACGCCAGCCGGTAGTGAAACTGCATCTTTCCCGCCAGACGGGTGTGGTCGCCGGGCATCCAGTGCAGAAAGTTCGGGCTTTTCTCCTGCATGTCCGCGATGCTCTCGCCACGGCTCTCGTCGAAGATGGCCGGGTCGGCCACGCCCAGAATGACCCGGCCTTTCAGCAGCGGGTCGTTCTGCTCCGCTTCCCGGATCATCCGTGCCTGCTCCATCGGGTCCTTTCTTAGGCCCTCGTTGGGCGTTCCGGTGCAGCCGTACAGCTCCTTGATGCGGTAGAGCCGCCCGCGCTCGTCCGCTGCATACCACCCCACCGAAAACGGCTTCGAGAAGCCGAAGTCGTATCCCCGCCAGATCTTCCAGTGTTCCGGGATGGGGAACGGTTCGATGACGTGGGTCCAGCGCTGGTCTTCGTAGTGGTTCGGGTCGTTCCGCCACTCGGTGAACACCTGCCCCGAAAAGCTGTCCCAGTTTCCGTAGAGCAGTGCCTGCTTTTCGGCCTCCGGCAGCGAGGCCAGTGTGCCGATGTAGCCCGGGTCGTTTTCCAGCAGCGCCGGATTGTCAAAGACGGTGGACGGGATAAAGATGCGGGTGCGCCGCCGGGTGATCTCTTTTCCTTCCGGCGCTTTTACCTTCACCAGCTGTACCATCCGCGTCCCAGCAGGTGCCGGACTGATAAACCGTGCCTTCACCCAGCCATGCCCCACCCCGCCGGGGTTGGCCGTGGCCCGGATGTACACCCGGGTGCCTGGGCCGCTGGGGCGGTTGCGGCTCATGACATAGCTGTACTCGTCCCAGGTAAAGTGGGTCAGCTCGTCCACGCCGATAAAGTCGAAGGCTTTGCCCTGATAGTTGTACTTGTCCTGTGTGTGGTTCAGACTGCCGAAATAGATCTTCGCCCCGCTGGGGAAGGTCCAGCAGTGGCTCGAGCCGTTGTACCTCGCTTTGGGAAACACCGGCTTGTAGTACCGCATGGTCTTGTCGATGAGCTCCGAAAGCTGCGGGTAAGTCTTTCGCAGGATGAGCGCCCGGTAGTGCGGGATGTGTACCTGCCGCAGTGCCTCGATGACGAGGGCGTCGCTCTTACCGCCTCCGGCAGCGCCCCCGTACAGAGCCTCGTCCTCGGTGCGCGCCATAAAAGCGGCCTGTCTCGGCTGCGGCGACCAGATCACGGGGCGTCCGTGATATGTTTTATGCTCCATCCACCATCACCTCCGGCCCTTTTTCTTCCCGGCCCTCGGCCCCGATCTCCACCAGCGGTGGGGCATCGCCCTCGCTCTGGCTCTGGCTGGGTACCATTGCCGCAGCCTTTTCGGCCACGGTCATCAGCACGGTGGCCATCGCGGCGGCGTTCTTGTCGCTCATCACGCGCTCACCGTACCGCTCGAGCTGAGCGTCCAGCAGTTTTCGCTCTTCGCTGTCCAGCTGCCGGTCATAGCTGTCCTCGGCAGCGTACAGCACAAGCCCCGTCTCCGTGGCGTCCGCCAGCTCCTCGGCGTCGCTCTTGAGCAGTGTGCCTACCGCAAAGCAGCGGGCTCGGGTGTCCTCGTCCAGTTTCCGGCGGAGCTTGGCCTGTATCTGCGCGGCCCGCTGGCTCTCGTCCACACGGCTCTGTAAATAGCTCACCTGCGCCCTCGCCCCGAGGCTGGCCCGGATCGCGATCTCCCGCGCAGCAGCCTGCCGCTCTTTTGCAAAGGCGTCGCTCCGGCCGGCTTCCTCGGCCATCCACGAGCGGATGGTGCTCTCCGGTACGCCGTACCGCCGGGCTACCGCACAGATGGATCCAGACGACAGCATGGCCATCAGCACCTCGGCCCGCACCTTCGGCGGGTACTTCCGCCCCCGCTGGGAGCCCTTTACCGTGTTTTTGCAATATGCCCGCTTGGCCACCGCTCTGCCTCCCCTCTGCCGCAAGGCCCACGTTTTTGCGCTTCGTCGGGCCTGTTTCGTCCCGCTCAGGCCTGCCCGGTCTGCCAAGGGCTCCCCTCGGTAGGGGAGCTGGCGAGCGAAGCGAGACTGAGAGGTTCTTCCTTCTCAGCCTACCACGCCTCACGGGGCAAAACTACTGCGGACATTTTGCCCGCAGTAGTTTTGCAAGGTCTCGCCGCAGGCGAGCACGGGTTGCGGCTCCCAGCGTCTGCTGCGCTCCCGCTTGCATCCTGCTGGCCGCTGCCCCAGCCTCGGCTCCCTGTTTCCGCCACTGGCGGCGGTCGTCATCGTTGCCCCTTCGGGGGAGCTGTCGGCGCAGCCGACTGAGAGGGCATCAGCCCTGCCGCCGCCGCATACACTGCCACGGTGCTCAGCGCCTCCAGCTCCTTGTGGTAGTAGGTCGTCCGCCCGATGTGCAGCTTCGCCACCACCCGCTCCTCCGGCATCCCGTCCAGATACCTCAGCTCCAAAAGCCGCCTGCATACCGGGTCTTCGGCCTCGTAGTAGTCCATCGCCAGCGCGATCACACCCGCCCAGTCGCTTTTTCCCTGTCCACAAGCCCGCAGCTCCGCCCGCACCCGTCGCTTCTGCTCTCTGGTCAATCCCTCGCCGCCTTTCTTCCGCGCGCGTTAAAACGCAAAATACCGGTACTTTGTCTGTCAGGTGCGAACTTTCGCACCCTCCCGCTTTACCATCACCACATAGCAGCGCAGCTCGTCTGCGTCCCAGCCCTCTTTTTCGTCGCCCGGCGCGTCCGGCTCCGGCACGACGCACCGCACGAACTTCCAGCCCGGATACCGCTGCTCCCACCAGTAGGCGTTGTCCTTGCAGTCGGTGCAGCCTTTGCGCAGCTGCTTGCGGCTCCATCGGGTGTCGTTGGGGGCGTGCTCCACCGGCAGCTGAAGGTTTCTCGTCTCGTACCACCGCATCTGCCCGTGCTTCTCGAAGTAGGTGATCAGGTCATCCAGCCTGTTTTGCAGATTTAACCGGTCGGCGTTGGCTGTGCCGAGGCTCTCCACGCTGCCGTCCGGCCAGCGCACGGCCCATTTGTCCTCCAGCAGCTGCCGGAAGTCTGCGTTCTGCCGCATGGTCAGCCCTTTGCACTCCACCAGCAGGTGATGGTGGTAGCGCCCGCTCTTTCGTCCGCAGCCGGTCAGGCCCATCACCCGCAGCTCAGCGTCTGGGCCGTACAGCTTTGCGATGGCAGCCTTCACCCGGCGGATGTAGTTGCGCAGATCTCGCTGGGCCTGCTCCATGCTCTCGGGCAAAAATCCCTCTATGTAGGTCAGGGTCAGATAAAATCCCAGCACGGTAAAGTTTGCGTTGGCTTTCTGTACCCTTCGCCGGTGTGCGTGCTGGGCGTTCCGCTTCTTCTGCCGCTCGCTGCTGGGCTTTGTTTTCTTCCCCCGCTTGGCCGCATGCTCCTCGGGCGTGATGGGGTAGAGGTCTACTTCCATGTACCCCTCTCCGCAGAGCGTTTTCTTTTCCCGGGTGTAGGTCTGCTTCACGTTGTACCCTCCTGCTGCCTTAAGCTGGTAGTGTAGTTTTCTCTTCCGTGGTCATCACCGTCACAGAAATAACGGGTATACTAGCTCCCCAAAGCGCCCGCCCGGACGCTTTATTTGAGAGAGGTTCTACCTTTATATAAACCGATATGCCTGCCGCCGAGCCTCCTCAGCAGCACCCATCCCGCCTTATATTTTTGTCTAAGACGCCCCCGATGGTTTTCCATCGGGGGCTTACCTGTCTGTATTTTTATGGCCTTGCCGGCTTTCCCGCCGCTGCCCAGTAGCCGTAGGTCAGCTCCGGTCGGCCCTCTTTTTTGGCGATGGCGTTGTAGGTCATCAGGTCGTGGACGTCGTAGTCCAGCGGCGTCGGGTCTTTTATCTTCCGCAGCACCGGCAGCTTCGGCCTTTTGCCCTTCGGCGCAGGCGGCTTGTCGCTCCGGGCATTGTGCATGCTGACCTGCCGCACTTCTTTTCGGCAGGTCATTTTTGCGATGCCTCGCTTTATGCAGCGCCCGCCCTGCTGGTTGTAGGCGTAGTAGGCCCCGTTGTCGTCGCCAAAGACGCCCGCCTCCCACAGCTCCCGGGACGTACCCTCGCCCATTACGTTTCCGGCTGCATCGTAGCAGGTGTAGACGCTCATCACCCGGCCTTTTTCTCCCCGCCGGGGACTGTCCTCCGGATGCAGCAGCTCGCTGCTGATGTTGTACTTCCGGCCCCTCATCCGGTTGTTCTCGTGCTTGGCCCACTCGCTGGTGTGGTAGCCCTTCGGCACGATGCCGCTGGCCTCCAGCTCTCCGGCTGTGCCTTTTGCGAGGACTTCCCCGGTCCGGTAGTCCTTTACGGTGTAGAGATTCGCTTTGCCCATGTACTCTCCTTCAGCTGCGCCATCGCAGCCGTAGCCTTTTCTTCCAGCTTTTTTTCGCTCAGCACCCGCAGTCCGCCCTTCCCGGCCCGGCGTCCCAGCTCCTGCATCACGGCCCGCTTCAAAAAAGTCCGCTTCTGCTCTTCGTAGTCCCGCTCGCTCTGTCGGACCCGGTCTTCGTCCGGCTGATTCTCCACCATGATGTCTTCCTTCAGCGCGTCCTGCGCACACCGGCGCAGATGCTCCATCGCCACGTCCAGCCCGTCCGCGTGTCCTTCTTCGTTCACCTGCCGGTAGTTGGCCAGCGCCTCTTCTTTCAGCCGGTTCAGCCGCCCGGCGCCGAAGCCCAGCTCGTCCATGCAGGCCTTGGCGCACAGCGTCCAGACCATGCTGGCCGCCACGTTGCCCGCCATCCGCAGCTGCTCTTGCCGCCGGGTGCGGGGGCTGTGCAGCACCGGCACCCGGAAATCCGGATCCACGCCCTCCGGCATCCAGCTGCGCCGCAAAGCAAGGCTCCTGTCCGTCGAGGGCATCCCCCGGTCGTTCGCCATCATGGCCACATCCAGGCTCTCCTGCCCCAGCTTTTCCGCCCGGGCCAGGATCTTGTTCAGCCGCGCCGCGCCAACGCCGAAGCTCTGATGCAGCGCGATGAGGATGCACCACCTCGTCATCTCCGCCGTCCCTTCCCGCGTCAGATCAAGCTCTGTCGTGAGGCTCATCTTGTTTTTCTTCATGTTGCTCGTACTCCCTGCACTTCTCATCCCGCCCGGCGCAAGCAAGGCACCCCGGACGGGTTATCTCAAAAACATGGATGCATTGCTTCGTAAAAGGAGCCCGGGTTGCGGTTCCCAGCGTCTGCTTCGCTCCGCTTGCATCCTGCTGGCCGCGGCCCCAACAGCTCCTCCCTGTTTCCGCCACTGGCGGCGGTCGTCGCCGTTGCATCACGGCTCCCCGGTCTCCGCCATCAGGCGGCTCAGATCGCCCAGCATCCCGCTCACGGTCTTGGAGAGGATGTTGATGGCGTCCTCCTGCAGGTCGCCCGGCAAGGCCCGCACCGTAAAGCTGGCCGCCACCATCTCCTGCTTCAGTCGGGTGTTCACCCGGCTCACCTCTGCCCAGAGCTTTGCTTCGTCCGGCGTCATCTTCCGGGCAGTGGGCCGGACAGCCCCCTTAATGAGCGCTGTCAGCTGGTGGAACTCTTCGTCGCTCACCTCTTTGTCGTCGCTCGCTGCGGCGATGGCCCGCGCCCGGTCGCTGGGCGTACCGGTGCGCATGATCTGCTCGTATTCTTCCAGCTTCATTTCTGCTCCCCCGCATTCATTCCGTACAGCGCTGCCATAAACTTTGCTTCTTTGCCCTCTACGCCCTCGGTCGTCCGCAGGCCCTCCTGGTCCAGCAGCTCCCTCTCCAAACGCTGGCCCATCTGTTTCGCAAACCAGGGGTCTGCCGAGCCCTTGCCCATCACCTTCCTTGCCGCACCCACAGCGCCATGCAGGGCGCACATCACCACATCCGCCGGGGTCTCATTCTCCACTTCCACGCCCAGGATAAGCTCCCTCTCGTTCAGCTTCTTTACTTCGATCCGTACCATTGCACTCTTCTCCTTTACGCACTATGCCTGTCGTTCTTCTCTTCCGCCGCCCTCTGGCAGCTCTTCAGCTTCCGGCAGTACCGGCGCAGCTGCGCCTTCTCCGCCTGCTCAATTTCCAAGCCCCGGCCATAGCCCCAGCAGACGATGCCGCCGGCGGCCATCAGCACGGCCAGGATGACCGCACCCGTCCAGCTGCCCACGGTGTCAAAGGTGACGCTGTCGCCCACCCCCGCCGCGCCGATCAGCAGCGCAGTGCCGGTCAGGTAAAGCACCTGTATCTTCGTTTTCATTGCAATTCTCCTTATGATTCGGCCTATACTGGTATTTTTGCTTTCGTTGTGGTATACTCCACCTGATAGGTTTTGTCCCCTATCGTTATCTGGCTCGTCGGTGTTCCAGCATCGGCGGGCCTTTCTTTTTTCCGGTTAGCCTGCCACACCTCAAATGCGGCCCGATTCTCCGGCTGCGCGTAAAAATCCCGCATCATCTGGCACAGTGCTCGCGCCTGCCACCGGTCAAAGGGGCGTTCTTCTTGGCTCATGTCTCACCTCTTCATGCCAGCCACTCGCTGCAAATGGTGTCGGCCACGTGCTTGCTAAAGCCCATCAGCTTGTCCCCCCGCTGGAACATCAGCACGGCAGCGCCCACGATGGGCAGCTTGCCGTTTGCCGTAAAGTCCGCCGGGGCAAGCTGCGTAGCCTTCCGGTTCGCAGGCTTGCACTTCATTCGGCCTTCTTCGTCCACCAGCAGCACCAGCCGGTCGGCTTCCTCCCGCGCCCAGGTGGCGTCCAGCGCCGACGGCACGGTCTCCACATATCCGCTCACCAGCTTCTGCAGGGTCTCCAGCTTCGCGCCGTCCCCCTCGTCGCACTTGAGCATAAAACTCCGGTTCTTCGCCGGGATCACGATCATGTAACGGTTCATTTTTATGCCTCCTTATTGTCATATCCAGCCTTTTCAGCGTCCTTGATGCTCACATCGTCAAACACATCTTCCAGCACCAGCAGCACCCGGCGCTGTGCCGTGGGCCTCAGCCCCGCCCGCCGCATTGCGATCAGGCAGTAGCCCATGCAGGCCGCGTTGCTCCACGGCCCGTTCAGATCCTTCAGCATTTCTTCCATCTTTTTCTCCTTCCTCCCGCACTCTTCGGCGGGTCAGCACGAACAGTCTTGAATTTGCTATCTTTCTGTGTTATCTTAAAATTAAGAGATGGATTTTAAGAAAGGAATTTTTATGATTTGCTATCCTGCGTCTTCTTCGATTCTTTCTGCGGATGAAATCGAATATATCTCTGGTGGCTCTAGTGATGCCGGTGCAGTTTTTTCCTTAGTTGGTGCCGTGTTCTCAGTCATTAACGCAATAAATGTCGTTAATATCAAACATGACCTTCGCGAAAAAAATCCCGACAAAGATAATGTTGCGCTCACACGTGATGCATATAACGCCTATATGGAAAAGCCCTACGGCAGTTTAATGATGATTAGCAGTGTGGTACTTTTGATTGGTGGCATTGCTTTGTAAGTCTCAATTTCGTCCATCTCTCCCCCTCTTGAACTTTCAAGAGGGGAAATTTTATGTGTTCGTTGTGTCTTTTTGAGACACTGCTGAGGCAAAAAATATTTCGTTGACCTCTTCCGCCGACAAACCATAGTGCTCCTGGATCGCTGCAATTTCATTCTGCCGAAATTGCGCCCCACGGTACTCATTGATTTTAGCATTCAGACGGGAAAGACTCATCTGCAGATAGTCCGCCAAATTCTGTTGTGACTCGCCATGTAACTGCATCACCGCATTCAGTTTTCGTTTATTCATCTCTATCACCTCCGTATCTTTTTAGGATACTTAGATATTAGCATCTTTCTTGAATCCTGTCAAGATATTTTTTCTTGCTTTTTAGATTTTATGTGGTATTATTAAGACACAATAAACAAAAGAGGTGATGCTTCATGACCACTGGCGAACGGATACGCCAGCTTCGCATCGAGCACCAGATGACGCAGGAAGAACTGGGTGCGCGAGTTGGCGTGCAAAAGGCAGCCATCTACAAATATGAAAACGGCCTTGTCGTCAATCTCAAACGCTCTATTTTGGAAAAACTCGCCATCGTTTTGGATACCACTCCCACTTATTTGATGGGCATGGAAGATTCTGAGCAGCAGGCCAATATGCAGCTCACTCCCCAGCAGTCCGCTCTTTTAGCAGCCTTCGATCAGCTCAACGAGGAAGGCCAGATCAAGGCGGTGGAGTACGTCGAAGATCTCGTCCTCACCGGACGTTATAAAAAACATCCTGCGTCTGGCCTGGACGCAAAGGAAGCATAAAGACTGAATAGGTGTATTCTGTATGAATTGGATGTATATCGCCATTGGAACTGCTCCATTTGCTCTTCTGGTCGGATATATTTGCGGTAACAAAACTAGGCATAGACAAGAACTTCAACTTAAGTCAGATGAGCTTCAAAAACTGGAATCCGAAATTTCCCAACGAGAAGCTACTCTTAAAGAATTGAATGACGCTGTTTCGCATTATGAGCTTCTCAAAAAAGATTCTCAGCAAGAATTGAAATATCAACAGCAACGGAAACTTCAGTTAGATGAACTTGATCAAAAGCTTGCTGAACGTCATCGAAATTGTGTGTTCCTTGAAACTAATCTTTCCAGTCGTCAAAAGAAATTAGATGAACAAGAAGATTTCATTCATAAACTCTTAAATTCTAACCCTGCCACTGCTCCTTTTTTTGCAAAACAATTCGCAGATTATCTTCACCTGCAAGATTTGAAAGACGTCAATTATCTTCAAGCAAAGCCACACCCAGCATTTACGGCAGCTGAAAAAGTCAGAGAAATAGCAGCTCAAAAACGTACCCTTCAGCAACAATGTAAGCTTCAGGAGTATCAATTAACCCTCTACGAAACCATTTTTCCTTGGCTATCCGACTTTAAAGAAATTAGTTCGGAAGATTTGCAACAGTTTGCTGAATCTGAAATTGCACCAGAAAGTGAATATTCTTCTTTGAAAAAATGGTTATCACCTCAAGAATATCGTTCACTTTCATCAGACGATAGGCTTCAACTCGCTTTGGAGAGGTATTCTAAACGTCAAAAGTCCAACTGGCAAATCGGCATCGAATATGAACGCTATGTTGGTTATTGCTACGAGAAAAAGGGGTATCGAGTCAGGTACAATGGTGCAACTGAAGGCCTTGAAGACATGGGCCGTGATTTGATTATTTCCAAAGACAAAAAGATGTACGTTATTCAATGTAAGAGATGGTCTGTCGAAAAAACAATTCACGAGAAACATATTTTTCAGCTTTATGGAACAACTATTCTTCAAAAAATGGAACACCCTGATTGCACAGTTGGAAGCCTGTTTATTACAACCACCTCTCTTTCAGATTTAGCAAAGTCCTGCGCTGACTATCTTGACATCACTGTTGTCGAGAATTTTCCCTTGAAAGAATACCCTCTTATTAAATGCAATGTTTCAAAAGATGGAGATCAAATCTATCACTTACCGTTTGACCAACAGTATGACCGAGTCATAATCAACCCTTCCGATGGTGATTTTTATGCTTCGACGATTGCGGAAGCCGAATCCAAAGGCTTCCGCCACGCTTGGCGGTGGAGTGGTTCGTAATCTTCAATCCTTAGTTTATAATTCAGATTATAATTTAGAATCGAGGTGCTTATTTATGTCCACCCACAGCCACCCCGAATCTGCCCGCATCATCCGGGAGGCACGGCAGGCCGCCGGGCTGACGCAGCTGGAACTTGCGGAGAAGCTTGGTGTCACCATCGGCACGATCGGCTATTATGAGCGAGGCGCAGGCCAGCCCAAAATCGATAATCTCTTTGCACTCTGCGACATCCTGCACATCAAACCCGCCGACCTCCTGAGCGCCGATACATAACCAGACGCCCCCGCCAGTGTTTCCACCAGCGGGGGCGTTTGTGCAAAAAAAGATCCCGGCAGCCTTGTACGATAAAGGCCGCCGGGGTGCGCATGGGGGTGCAATGTCGGGGAAAAACAACGTAGTCAATGACTCTTCGCCTGCTGACACATCTAGTATACCATACCTCATGTGCATCGGCAAGCAAGTCGGAAAGGAGTTTTTGTGGCCAGAAAAAAAGAGAGCACACAGCCCCGCCTTGTCGCCTACTACCGCTACTCTGGCGGCAGCCGCCAGACGGAGCAGTCCATCGAGGGCCAGCGCCGGGACTGCGAGGCCTACGCCCGCGCCCACGGCATGACCATCCTGCGCGAGTATGTGGACCGCCATATCAGCGGCAAAACAGACGACCGCGCCCAGTTCCGGCAGATGATCGATGACAGCGCAAAGCGCACCTTTGACTTGGTCATCTGCTGGAAGACCGACCGCTTTGCCCGCAACCGGTACGACAGCGCCGTGTACAAAAAGCAGCTGCGTGACAATGGTGTCAGCGTCATCTATGCCGCCGAGAGCAACATCGAGGGCGCCGAGGGCATCATCATCGAGGGCCTGATGGAGGCTCTGGCCGAGTATTACTCCGCCGAGCTGGCCGAGAAGGCCCGCCGGGGGATGCGGGAGTCAGCCCTCAAAGGCCAGACTCTGGGCCGGACTCCCCCTCTGGGTCTGACGGTAGACAGCGCCAAGCACTACGTGATAGATTCGGCAGGTGCGGATACGGTGCGCCTTATCTTTGAGCTGTACGCAAGCGGCCTCAGCATCGCCTCCATCATAAGACGGCTCAATGGCATGGGCCTTCGCACCGTCCGGGGCAATCCTTTTGATAAGAGCAGCATCAGCCGCATCATCCGCGACGAGAGATATCGCGGCGTATACGTCAGCAAAAAATTCGACGTCCGCATCGAGGGCGCTATCCCGCCCATCATCGACGACGACCTGTGGGAAAGGACACAAAAAATGATCAAACTCAACCGTCAGAGCCGTGCTCCCCACTCAGCCAAGGCAGATTATATCCTCTCCGGCAAGCTGTACTGCGGCGAATGCGGCTGCCTGATGAAGGGCATCTGCGGCCACAACCCCTCTGGCCGCGTCTATCATTACTATTCCTGTCCGGGCCGCAGCCTTGGCCGCCCCTGTACCCGGAAAAATATGCCGAAGGATGTGCTGGAAAAGCTCGTAGTGGAGTCCACTTCCAATCTGCTGCTCCGTCCGGAAAACATCCAGCAGCTTGCAGACGCCATCGTGAGCTTGCAGCAGGCCGAGGCGTCCCGCCCCGATCCGGAGCGTGCAGCCCTGGAGCAGGCGCTTGCTGAGATCCGCCGCAAAATCGGCAACATCCTGAGCGCCATCGAAAACGGCACCACCAGCGCCGCCCTGACCTCCCGGCTGTCCGATCTGGAGCAGCAGGAAAGCGCCCTCGATCACCAGCTTGCCTCGCTCTCCACACCGGAGCCGTTTACGTTGAGCCGTGACGAGGTCATCTTCCTGCTTGAGCAGTTCCGTGTCTCCCCGTCCGAGCGCACCAGCGCCTACTGCCGCCGCCTTGTGGATACCTTTGTCGATAAGGTCGAGCTGACCAACCGGGAGCTGATCATCCACTTCAACATTTCTAAATCCACCGAAAACAAAAATTCCCAGTCGAACAATGGATGTTCGACTGGGAAGCGTCTGGTTGGGGATGAGAGAATCGAACTCCCACAAGTAGAGTCAGAGTCTACCGCACTACCACTATGCAAATCCCCAATATCCTGTTGTGTTTCGCGGCATTGAGCCGGTCAACGTGTGCTATTATAGCCGCCTTTGCGCGTTTTGTCAAGCAGATTTTTGAAAAAAGTTGTACTTTTTTCTTGCAGACTGCGATTCAGACGTACTTTCGAGCAATTCAGAGAAGTCGACGACTGACCGGGCAGAAGCAATTTCTTCTGCACTCTCTTGTGGCATTTTCTGCACGTTCCGCACCATACAATAAGGTGTACCTGATTTTCTACTTGTTAATAAAGGAGGACGCCTTATGCTGCAAACCCCATCCAAGACCACCCAGACTCTGCTTTCGCCCCGCATCCCCCGCGACAACGAGCACGAGCGCTACCACCCCGAGCTGGAAGAAGAGCTGAAAGAGTGCCTGTTCTGCCTGCAGCGGAACGCGATGATGTTCGACCTCGAGGTGGACTCCGACCTCATCGAGCAGCGCATCTACGAGCGACAGGCGCTTTTGTGCCGCTACCGCTACCTGCTGGCCCGCGCCCGGGAGCTGGGGCTGCATACCATCCTGAAAAAGTATCAGCCGCTGGGATAAAAACCTACCCGCGAAATCTTGACAGAATCCGCACATCGTGTTATCATACATAAAGATAACACTGTATACAGAGTGCTGTATGCGAAACTTTGGAGCTTAGAGAGGTTTTCAACTATGGAACGTATTAAGACTATCGCTACTCGTGACCTGACCAAGAGCGTCGTGACCGGCGGCTGCGGCGAGTGCCAGACTTCTTGCCAGTCTGCCTGCAAGACCTCCTGCGGCGTCGCAAACCAGAAGTGCGAGAACAGCAATAAGTAA